TGCAGCAACTAATATTACAATTGGTCATGACAGCGACGGTTCGTGGGTATATACCAATTCCAACATGGAAGTTGGTAGAGAATTACATGTAACAACTAATGTTAGTATAGCTGATGGTAAAATAACATATGATCATACAGTAGGTGATCATGGAGCTACAAGCATATTAGGAACGCTTGAAGTAGGTCAATATACTCAAATACATGATAATTTAAAAGTTGATGCCTCACTTGAAGTTGGATATAATACAAAAACTTGGGGCAACACTGAGTTGGTTGGATGGTTAAAGCTTTGGAATAATATTGATGTCAATAATGGTAAATTTACAGTTAATCATACAACAGGTAATATTACATCAGCTGGATCATTGGTAATAGCTAGTGATTTTGCCATTAACACAAACAAATTTAATGTAACTAGTTCGAATGGTAATACAGCAATTGCTGGTACATTATCTGTAACTGGAACATCTTCACATACTGGTAATGCAACATTTAGCGGAACACTTGGTGTAACAGGTAATACAAATGTTGGTGGAACACTTGATGTAACCGGTAATACAACACTAAGTGGAACACTAGCTTTAAATGGTACAACACTTTCTACTGTAAATAATAAGTTAAATGTTAATAAAAATATTGTAACTGATACAGTTGAAGTAAATACAGTTACATTACCTAATGCTAGTTTAACTAATAGAAACGTAACACTAGGTTTATGGACAATTCAACATGATACATCAACCAATTCATTATTATTTAAATATAATGGAAATTTAGTTACATCACTAAGCTCTACTGGTGCGTTTACAACAGCAACTGATATTACTGCTTGGGGAACTCCAAGCTAAAGGGAAAATAAATGACAGATTTAGTACAAGCACTTCGTAAAGTTTTAACATCTAATTTTGTGTTATATCTAAAAACACATATGTTTCATTGGAATGTAGAGTCACAAAATTTTGCAGAATATCATGGATTTTGGTCTGACGTATATGATGATCTTTGGGATCAAACAGATACATTAGCAGAATATATTCGTCAAGAGGGAGAATATGCTCCAGGTGCTTTAAGTGTATATTCTAGTGAATCTGTTATTAAAGATGAAGATGGATTTCCATCTGCACAACAGATGTTTTCAAAATTTTTAACTGATAATCAGACTATTATCAGTTTATATGAAGATCTTTATCATAAGGCTGAAGCAGCACATGCCCATCAAATTTCAAATTATTGTGCTGATAGACTTGGTCAACATAAGAAATATGCTTGGATGGTTAAGTCATTCTTAAAATAATAAAGGCAAAAAATGGCAATTCCAACAAATAGACAAGAATTAAAGGATTATTGCTTAAGAGCATTGGGTTCTCCCGTGCTTGAAGTTAATATTGATGATGATCAGTTAGACGATCGTATTGATGAGGCGCTTCAAAAATATTATGACTATCATTATGATGGACAACGAAGAGTTTATATCCCAGTTCAAGTAAGTGAAATTGATATAGCAAATGGCTATTTAACTTTATCAGACGATGTAATTTCTGTACAACGTATTTTACCGTTAACTGCTGCATGGTCAAGCATTAATATGTTTAATATGAAGTATCAAATGTATATGAATGACTTTTATGCATTGTATCGTGCAGACTCAATGCAATATTATGTTGAAATGCAACAATATCTTTCAACATTAGATTCTTTATTAAATGGTGTTCAGACAGTTCAATACCAACGTCATGGTAACAGATTATACATTGAGACTAAGTGGAGTGAAAAAGTCCAAGCAGGTCAATATATTATGGTTGAAGCATATCAACGTGTTAATAATCCAGAAGTGTGGAATGATTTCTGGTTAAAGCGCTATGCAACATCTCTAATTCAATTCCAATGGGGTGCAAACCTAGCTAAATTCGATGGTATGCAATTACCAGGTGGTGTTACAATTAATGCTCGTCAATATATCGATGATGCTGAAGGTGATATTCGTGATTTAGAGAAAGAATTAAGAGATACACATGAATTGCCAGTAGACTTTTTCTGCGGATAATAGAGTAGCGATATGCCAACCAATGTCTATTTTAACCCCGGTCAAATATCTGAACAACGTCTCTATGAGGATATGATCGAAGAGTCTTTGCGTATTTATGGTCAAGACGTTTATTATATTCCTCGCAACATTCGTAATCTAGATAAGATCTTGGGTGACGCAACAGCATCAGAATATAACCAAGCTTATTTCATCGAAATGTATATCGATGAATCTGGTTATTCTGGTGAAGGAACAATCATGTCTAAGTTTGGTTTAGAAATTCGAGACCAAGCTAAGTTTGTTGTATCTCGCAGACGTTGGGAAAACTTTATTGGTCGTGAAAATACTACTACAATTGGTGGTCGACCTAACGAAGGCGATTTAATTTATATCCCTCTTTCTGGTACGTTCTTTGAAATTAAGTTCGTTGAACACGAAGCTGCTTTCTATCAGTTGGCTAACGTTTTCGTTTATGAATTACATTGCGAAACATGGGAGTATTCTGGTGAGAAGATGAATACTGGATATGAAGATATTGATAGTATTCAACTTACATTTGCACCATCTCAACGTTTAACACTTGGTGCTCACAATAATTTAAACTTCCACGCAATTGGTGAAGAAGTACAGCAATTTGTTGGATATGATGTAAACAATAAACCGATTTTTGTGCATGGAATATTAGCTAGTATTGAATTTATTGGTGGTTATGCTTCTGTTATTACAGTAGATCAAATTCGTTCAAGCGATAATCAAGCTAGATATTTCCAGGCTTCTGGTATTGGAGAAGCATCTGTTGAACGCAGAATTATTGGTATGGAGTCAGGAGCTTCATATATTATTACAATTGCTGCAGATCCTATGCAACTTAATACTGATGCTGATGCACAGAATCAAGATTTCCAGAACGCAGTCGATGATATTCTTGATTTCTCTGAACATAATCCATTTGGGGAACCAGGTTCAACTGCAGCACAACAAACATTAACAGACTATCAACCGGGCGTTATTCGTCTGGATAACAACATCCTTCGCTTTGATGAAAATACAGCAACATGGGATATGGTATAACAACAGGAAATAAAAATGGCAAAGCAAATATTACAAGTTGGTACACACAATAACGATAAGACAGGTGATACGCTTCGTGCCGGCGGCTTAAAAATCAAGGCAAACTTTGATGAGATATATGGTGCATTAGCTGCTGATGGTATGACGATTACCGGTGGTAATCTGTTAAAGTCTGGTAGTTGGAATGATATTAGAAATAAGCCTGATTTTAAATTAATTTCAACTACTGCAAGCTTTAATGATTTACTTGATAAACCTGCATTAGTTACTGCGACTGCTAAACCTGATACATTGCTAGGATATCAAGGTCAACAAGCCGGTGAAATTGCATTTGATGGAAATAATTTATATGTTTCAGTTGCTGACTATGATGGTACTACTCTAATTTGGAAATATGTCCCATGGGGTGGAGGCGGCACAAGTCAAGGTTACACATATAGTCATAATCAAAATCCTTCCATTCAAGGTGGGTTTTCATTAGATCATAATGATCCATCTCAAGCTACTGTCATGTATATTTCAACACATGATGTTAATGGAAATAATATTCATGCATTCTATCAATATATTTTTGATCAAGGATTATCGTTCTTATTAGAAGTTATTAATAGAACAAATCCAGACAATCGAGCAGTATTTTCTGTTAGTGGTTCTAGAGAGATGACTGCTAACAATGAAGAATATTATGAATTAGATATATCCTATGTCATGTCTACTAATGAAGTTCAAATTGATTCTGGTATGTGGGACCTTCACTTTGACTTTACTGGTAGCGGTACTAGCAGAAAAACAACTACCGGTGATATTACATTAACTAATGACGGTGTATTAGATAGTCAATATGCTAGTGGAGAATATACATTTGTTCATGCTGGATATAGCAATGATACTGATGTCATTGATACTGATGTAGCTTTAACTAGAGGAACACAGCTTGGTCTTTATAACCCATTAACTGATAATGCTTATAATAATGGAGATACTGGCAATTTAGAATGGAACAATGAAGGTTGGGGAGATCTGAGTAATGTAACTACTAGATCATATACTAATTGGGTTACAGCTGTTGACAATTATCCTCCTCGTTCAGTGAATGCAGAATTAGTTATTCATGATACACTTCATAATAAGTATTACACAATAAAATTCTTAAGTTGGCAAACAGCTGGACAAGGCGGTGGATTTTCATATGTTCGTCGTCTAATTAATAC